AACGACATGAGCATCACTCCTAGGAGCCCGGTTAGACTCCAATTGGCGTTGATAACGCAGGACTACGTCTCTCACTTCCACTTGGATATACCAAGTGCAGCGAGGATGGACTTCTGACGAGAGGACAAACCCTCGTAAGAAGCTCCGAAGCCGTAAGGTGTTGCCTGCTGACGTTGCTTCGTCTCATTGACGAGAGTAAAGTCAGTCGGACGCGGAGACTCGGTTTTAAAACCAGTAGCCCCCGTGTAGGTATAGGTATATGATGAAAGCGAATGCTCCATCATATATCCATACAGCAACACTTGGTTGTCGATCGCCCAGTCAGACCAGTTCTGAATAACAGAACCGGCATTACTGAACCAATCAACTAGCCAGCTCCATGGGGCCAGGTTCCAGACAGAGTCTGGAGTTAGGTCCAATCCCAGAAGTTTCCGGGAAAAGATGACTCCACGTGCGATCTCATTCCTGAGTGAATCAGGAGGGGGAACGTAATAAGTGAAGGCACCCGAAAACCATTTCTGTATAGAAATGGTATCGGTCCTAACAACCTGGCCATAGACGGACGGAGACTTATAAAGGGCGCCGGCAGTCGCACCATAAGGGTGCGCCTGACTGCTAACCACTTTAAAAGACTTCGTCTCGACAGGTGGGAAAGAGTACTTCCTTCGAGTAATGCGTCCACTTCCACGTTCAAAATCAGACATGATTTTGTTCGCGTGAAGCAATGCGTTCGCCATAGAACGCAAATCGGACACAAATGGCAACCACCCGAATTGGTAATTCAAATGCTCCTTCGCCAACGCCTTACGGCGCTGACGATGAGTCATTTGACCTAGCTCTTTCAAGCTAGCACCGATAGTCTTGGGCAAACCCTCGCCTATCAGCTCACCAAAGAAGGTGGTTACACTCGAGGTGGGATTGGCCGGACTGCATCTAGCAATTGCTTCAGCTCCAAACGCATTAAGTTGCGTTTGAGAGGAAGCAGCTGATGGTGGAAACACCATATTACTAGGCTGCAGTGGGAAAAGCGGTCCAACGTATGAATATACGGTGAACGGCTTTACCGTTCCGTCCGCACCGCCAAGAGCGACAATCGCGGGATCACCGCGACATTCGGTCTTGGTAGTAACGAACGGTCCACCAATATCACCCTTGAAATGACCCGATTTACGGGTATTCCAAGAAGGATGACTCTCCGAAACAGTAAC